GAAGCCTTTAAGTATGTTAATCTTATCATACTGAATGCTTGAAAGGGTAACCCCCCCTATCTCTCTTTCTCTTTCAAGTAAATTAAAAAACTTTGGTTTCCAACACACACCCTTACCTCAGTAAATATAAATGATATAATTAGCCTAAAAAAGGCTAATTATGTTTTCAAATTTTTTTAAACGAGCAAAAGAGTTAATCCCAACAAATTATTCTATCGCAAGTATATATGCTCCTGTCAGTGGTTTATCCCAAACAGTTAATGATACAACAGCTATGAAATTTACCACTATTTACTCTTGTGTTAAAATACTTTCTGAATCTGTAGCTACATTACCTCTTAATTTATATCAAGAAAAAGGTACTAGAAGAGAGAAACTAGACAATAAACTGACAAGACTTTTAGCTAGACCTAATGCTTTCACAACAGATTTTGATTTTAAATCTTCTATTATGATTGATTTAGGTTTAAGAGGTAACTCTTACTGGCAAATTATACGAAATGGTTTAGGGGAAGTAAAAACACTCTATCAATTAAACTCAAATGCAATCTCAGCAAAAATCAGACCAAATGGGGATATAGTTTATACCTATATAAGTGAAACTTTTGGTGAAGTACTTTTAGAATCTAACGAAGTACTACATTTTAAAATGATGTCTATTGATGGTATCAATGGTATCAGTCCTATATCTTACAACCAAATGGCAATAGCAGCAGGTATGAGCCAACTTGAATATGTTGATAAGTTCTATGCAAATGGAGCAAATTCAAATGTTGTCTTATCTCATCCAGCAATCTTAAATGATGAAGCATATGAAAGACTCAAAACAAGTTTTAAAAATCAATATGTTGGAGTTAAAAATTCACATAAACCTATCTTACTTGAAGATGGAATGAAGATAGAAAAGCTTTCTGTTAGTAACACTGATTCTCAATTTATTGAGAATAGAATATATACTAAGAATGAAATAGCATCTATTTATAGAATTGCACCACATATGATAAATGAAATGTCCAATGCTACATTTAGTAACATTGAACATCAATCACTAGAATTTGTCAAATACACTTTAATGCCTTATCTTGTAATGATTGAAAGTGAATTAAATGAAAAGTTAATCCTTAGCAACAGACAATATTTCAAATATGATACTAACGCTTTAGTTAGAGGAGATATTAAAACAAGATATGAAGCATACCAACTTGCAATCACTAATGGTTTCCTAAGTAGGAATGAAGTTAGAAAAATGGAAGACTTAGATTCAATTGACGGTTTAGATGAGATGCTAACACCTATGAATATGAGTCAAGTAACTCAAGATGGACAAGATGTTGCAGGAAAAAAATTAACACAATAAAATAATGTATAATTACATTAAGGAAGGTTTAATATGAAAAACAAAATTACTATAGAAGATTTAGCAAAAGTCACAACCCATAAAAGAAATTATCAACTGGCAGTTGATAATGGTAATACTGACAATGCAATTAACCTATCTGAGCGAACAATCTGGTTCACTGCAGTATCTGATGATAACAAAGGGTTAAGAGAAACTTGGTCAGGTGTTAAATATATTGAGGAAATTGATGTTGCTACTATTAATGTAGATAATTGGAAACTTTTTGTAAAAGACCATAATCCTTCTACAGACAATGTCATAGGTCGAATTGTTGAGACTTTAAAAGAAGAAGGTAAGCTAAAAGCCAAAGTAAGGTTTAGTGAAACTGCTTCTGATGTTTTTCAAAAATACCACGAAGGTATTTTAACTGATGTTAGTATTGGTTATAGATATGACTTAAATGATGCAACTATTATAGATGATGAGATACCTTTAGTACTACTCAGAAATGTAGAAATATTTGAATTATCTTCTGTTTGGCAAGGTTTTGATTCTGGTGCTAAGCTAGGTAGAGAAGCTGAAGCTAAAGTTGATGATGCTGTACTGCCAACTTTGGAGTTGGAGGAAGGGGCAGTAGAATGTGGCTGGGATGCCTTTTTAGTAGCAGAGAGAATAAAATTGATGCGAAGAAATCTTAAATTAAAAATAAAAACAGGAGATTTAATATGAACGAAAAGTTAAATAAACTAATCGAAGCTAGAGCAAAAAACTTTGAGGCTATGAAAAGACTAAATGATTTAGTTTTATCAGAAGATAGAGCATATACAGCTGTAGAAAAAGAACAAAATGAAAGAATGGAAGCTGATTATCAAGATATTGAGAACAATATTGAAAACCTTGAAAAATTAGCAAAAAGAGAAGCTATATTATCTGAAGGTGTTAGAAAACCTTTATTTGGTGGTAAATCAGATGATAAAATAGGTAAAGATGACATAATCAAAGCTGATTATGAACTTAGAGTTTTCCCAATGTTAATGGCAAGAGGGTTTGAAAGATTAAGTGATGCTGATAAAGGTGTTGTTGCACAATACAGAGCTGTATTAAATGTTACTACTCCTGCTGAAGGTGGTTATTTAGTTCCAGTTTCATACCAAACAAGAATCTTAGAGAAACTAAGAGAGATGGATGTTATGAGAGGATTATCTACAAACATCAGAACTTCAAGTACTGAACTTATCCCAGTTGAGGGTAATGATGCTGTTTTTGCTTGGTTAGATGAAAGTGCTGCTTATGGTTTGTCTGATGTTTCATTTGAACAATTGTCAATTGCTGCTTATAAAGCAGGTGGTATCATTAAAGTTTCTGAAGAGTTCTTAGCAGATGCTTTTGTTAATGTTGAAGAATATTTAACTAAAAAAATTGCACTTGCAATGAGTAGCTTACAAGAAGAGGCATTCATTTCTGGAAACGGTGTTAAAAAACCAACAGGTGTTCTTGTATCTGCACAAGTAGGTAAAACTGCAGCTCTTGCTTCAGCTATTACTGTTGATGAGATGTTAGACCTTATGTATTCTGTAAAAGAAGGATATGATAAAACTCTATTAATGAACAGAAGCACAGAATTAGCTCTTAGAAAACTTAAAGATTCTAATGGTCAATATTTATGGCAACCAAGTTTAACTGTTGGAACACCAGCTACATTTGATGGTAAACCAATTGTTACTTCTCAATATATGCCTTCAATTGCTACAGGAAACAAAGCAATCGCATTTGGAGATTTCAGTCAATACACTATTGCTGATAGAGGTGTTATGTCTGTACAAAGACTAAATGAACTTTATGCAGCTAATGGTCAAATTGGTTGGAGAACTAATGCAAGAGTTGATGGAAAACTTCTTGTTTCTGAAGCTGTTAAAACATTGGTAATGGCATAATGGCAAAAGCTAAATCTGACAACGGACTGGTAAGGGTTAAAATCCTTACAAGCCTATCAGGTGTAGGCTTTAGTTATAAAATAGGTGAATTGGTTGAGATTGAAAAATCTTTTGCTGATGAACTTATAAAAGTGGGATTTGCGGAATTAGTATGAGTACTGAATCAACTTACTTACAAGTATTAAACAGTGATAGTACACTCAATGGGATTATAAGTGATAGGAAGTACCCTGTAAAATTCCCTCAAAATGTAGTGTACCCTGCTTTAATGTATAGAGTTGAGGCAGAATTAGATGGGTTATTAGATGTTTCTAATACTCCAAGTGGTGTTTTTGATTTTGAAAATACTTTTGATTGTAGTTCTTATAGCCAAGTGGTAGCTATCACTGAAGCTTTAAAAAACATTTGCTCAGAAAACGATTGGAATATATCGCATTTTATTGACAATGACTATAATGAAAATACACAAACATTCTCAAGAACTTTAAATATTATAATAAATTCAAATTTATAAAGGATAAAAAATGGCAGTAACTCCAGCAGTAGCTAGAAAAGCTCAAGGTACTACAATCAGTATCTCTTCAAATGTAACAACACCAGTATATACAGTTATCAAAAATGTAACTACTATTGATGGTATTCAAGGCGGTTCAGCTTCAGATATTGAAGTAACAAACCTATCAAGTGTAGCTAAAGAATTTGTAACTGGTCTTATTGACAATGGTGAAATCTCTTTAAATGTTAAATATGATTATGCAGATGCAGGACAAGGTATAGTTCAAACAGCTCTAACTAATAGTGCATTATGTATATTTAAAGTAGCTTTACCTGTTGCAGCAGGTGAAACAACAGGAGCTTCTTTTACTTTCCAAGGGACACCTAAAACATTTAGTAAATCTATTGGTGTAGATGGTGTGATTGAAAGTTCAATCTCAATTAAAGTAAGTGGTTCTGTTACAATAACAGCAGCAGCTTAGTAACTTAAGGAGGAGGCTTCCTCCTTATGCTATAATTCTAATAAAAAGGAATTTATAGTGAGAAAGGTTACAGTACAACCAACAAATCTCCCAATAACATTAGCAACAGCAAAAGATATTGCACGAATAGAACACGATTATGATGATGCTTTATTAAACACAATGATTAAATCAGCTTGTAAGACTGCTGAATCCTTTACTGGTATTCAATTAACTACAGGTACTTTTATTGAAGCTTTACCTTATTTTGCAACACAAATAAACCTACTCTCCCCTTTACAATCAGTTACATCAGTTAAATATTATGATGAGTATAATATTCAACAAACAGTCGAATCTTCAAATTATAGAATATACACTTTTGGTAAAGCCCACTACATTGAATTTGATGAAAAATACCCATTCCCTGCTGTATATAATAGAAGTGATGCAGTACAAATCACATTTATATCTGGATATATAACTACACCTGAAGATATAGCTTCTTGGATAGCAATTAGAGTGGTAACACTTTATGAGAATAGAGAAGAATTTGTGAGTGGATATGGTACACTATCAAAAATTGATGAGAAATACTTAAATCAGTTTTTATATCCTTATAAAATTTTTAAATAGGGCTAAATAATGCAAACAGGGAAAATGAATACTAGAATAATTATAGAAGAAGAAGCTATAACTCGTAATGAATTTGGTGAGGAAGTAAAAACTTGGAGTATAGTAACTGAAGTCTTTGCAAAACAAAGACAACTCACAGGCTCTGAGAGATTTACAGAACTACAAGATTTATCTATGTCAAGAACTGAATTTTATATTAGGTATATCCCTGCTCTATCTATTAAGAATAGAGTTGTAGTTATTGAAAAATATAAAGGCATCACATTTGACCCTACAATATACAAAATTGAATCTATAGCTAATATTGACGGGAGAAATGTTGAGTTAAAACTTTTATGCTCTCGGATAGAAGTATGATAGAAGTAAAACAAGCTAAAGCTAACATAAAAGCTATCTTAGCTCAAGTTAAAACAACACTAATCCCTGAAGTACATCAAGCACTTTTTAATGCAGGAAAAAGCATCCAACAAAAAGTAGCTGATGAAGCTAATAAAATAGCTTTTCAACCACTTACTACAAAAACAAGCAAACGATACACAGCAGGTAAGGTAAAAACACAAAAACACCCTGAAGGTAAGTTTTATGGTAAGTATAGGTCAAACTATGACCTTAAAGCTGTCAATGCAAACTTCACAACTAAGAAAATAAAAGATAAACCAGCCAATACTTGGTTGAGGGTACACTTAAGAACTCAAAGAGGAGAAGGTAGTGACGAAAAG